TTTATGATGATGAACTTGTTGGAGTTTGTACTTTTGGTTATCCACCCAATTACAATTACAATGAAGGTAAATGTGTTTTTGATAATTACAAATGTTTAACCCTTGAATTAAACAGATTGGTTGTTAACGATGGGTTACCTAAAAATTCTTTATCATTTTTTGTATCTAAAGCATTAAAGATTTTACCAAAACCAAGCTGTGTAGTTTCTTATGCTGACCCAAATAATGGTCATCATGGATACATCTATCAAGCTACAAATTGGATGTACACAGGAGTGAGTACACCTAAACATAAATACATTCTTGAGGATGGTACTGAATTTGACATTAGACGTGGCTTAGATACTAAAGCTAAAATTGTAGATAAAATCAAAATTGATTCTACTTATAGGTATTTATTTTTTAATGGTAGTAAATCAGATGTACGAAAAATGAAACGTAATCTTAAATTTAAATTGTTTCCATATCCAAAAGGGAAAAATACAAAATATGACTCTTCAGGGTACGTTGAGACCCAATCTGTCTTCGATTTCTAAAACTAATTAATTAACTAGGGTTGACTTTCTGTATCAACTCAGGTATAATGACCTTGTCATTGAAATAAAATGGCATGTTTTTATACTATATAGGAGTAGTTATTGAAAGCAGTAAACACAAACTTCATGCGAAAAAACGGAAGGCAACAACATCGCATGGCTCTGATTATTAATCAAGGTCGCAAGTGGACTCAAGTTGTCTTCATGGAATATCCAGTTCAGGTCGAGAAAGTTCTGAACAAGGAAGCTGAAGGTTTTGAGCTTCTACCTAAATCTGACAAAAAGCTTTTCAGACATCTAAGGTCTATGGCTAAGATTTGGTATGGCAGAAAATCGAATGCACCTAAGAATATTCAATCAGTCTTTTGGAAGGAGTAGATAATGAGCAAGATAAGTAAAGAAGCTTATGAGGTCTATGGCAAAGTCTACAAGATTTGGAAAGACTCAACAGGCAATGCTTCAGTTGGTTGGAGGAGTTATGGTAAGAACCCTGCTGACATCAAACTGGCAAAGCGTTTTATAAAAGAGATTTGGAAAGAAGTTCTAGAGAAAGACTTTCCATATCCAATCCAACAAGTAACAGGTAACAGACGCACTTGGATTCGTAGTGGTGTGTTTGTTGTTAACTGTGATAAAGGTTGGCAAAACATTAACCATGCTATTGGACATCTCATGGCTTACAAGAAGTATCCTAACAAGAGACCACATAGTGCAGAGAATGCATGGCTCGAAGTTAGAGGTGCAGAGTTAATCGTTAGGAAATACTTAAACAAATAGGAGTTTGTTTAATCTAACAGGGGAGGCACTAGCCTCCCTTTTTTTTAATACTTCATTTAATCCTGTCCTTCAACCACTTCCATATCTTAGCAAAGAACCCTAGCTGTTTAGGTGCAACACTTACAGAGTCTGCAATTATTGGCTTCTTTGGTGTTACTTTTTTTACTACTTTTTTCTTACTCTTGGTCATTGTCTCCTCCTTATTTTAAGACTTCTTAGCCAATTGTGCACCAAAGTAAAACTCGATTATCATAGCTGCCCATTGAAAAACCTCATCAAATTTTACTACCGAACCTGCTTGTATAGTAACGTACTCAACAACTTCAGGTACAAATTGAATACCAAAGAAGTTAAATCCTTCTATCTCAGTAGGTATGACTGTTGGTAAGTTCAATAGTGGTGGTGCTACTTGTGTAAAGATAATCAGTCCTAGTATCACTAGAATAATAACCCTTCTGTTCATTGCCGCCATAGGTGACTCGTTCTTAGCCATCTGTCTAGCATCGTTAATTGATTTATCTTTAGCTGCGAACTGTTCCATCATCAGCTTTTGATTCTCTGATGCTGCGTGTTGTTTCAGAGCAAACAGTTTAGCCACAAAGCCAAGAGCTATTGGTGCTATGTTTGTGAATAATGCCATCATAACAGTTTCATAAGTAGGTCACCTATTCCAAAGTCAACACCTACCATCAAAGCAAAGCCAATAAGTAAGCCTTTAAACCCTGAGATAACTTTGATGTTCATGTTTTTAATCTCACGAACCGATTTGAATAAATCCTCAATCTGAGAGTCTTGCTTATCTAATTGAACCTGCATCCTTTGTTGTTGTGTAGTCATCAATAATCTCCTATTCTATCAGTTACTTAGTGGATTGTCTAATGACTGCTGTATGCGTTTCATTAAATCCTCTTTAGTTTTCTCAACCTTTATCTCAAATCTGTCTAGTTTAGTATCGTAATTTGTTAGCTTAGTATCTACTGATTGGAGCTTAATGTCAACCTTAGACTCTAAATTCCATTGTGAGTTTCTGAGGTCTGTCATATCTTTCTTGAGTTCTATCTTAATTGCATTAGCGTGTTCTTCGATTCTAAGTACCTCAGAGGAAGTCTTTGCCATTTGTCCTGCAATAGCGTCTAAGTCCAAATTTGCGATTCCTTCCACTTTTTGATACATTAAGAACCCTCCATAGAGTGAACCAACAATCGTGGATAAGAGAGCAAATGCACCCACTAATTGAGTGTATGTGAACCTAAGACCTCCTAGTTTGAGTCTTTTATCGACCAAACCCTCGATTTCTGCTACCTTTTCTCCTAAATCAGTTGTCAAATCCATCTCCCTGTTGCATTGCTTTTAACAGCTCTATTTCTTGACGTAGTTTTTCAACCTCTAATCTACGCCTCTGAAGCTCAAGTTGATAGAGCGTATTACAGTTAATACGTTCCTTTGGAGCATCGAGTGGTATGGTTATACGTGCATACACTCCAAGTTGTTTTGTTTGAGGATTGTTTGGGTCTTCCGTTCCAATCAGAGGTGTTACAGCATTGTTCACAATCCCTGTTAAACCTATCTCAAAATTTGTTGAACCACCTATAGAGTTTTTACAATCCAAATCTCCTGCCTTAATGCTATCAGTTCCATAACTAGAACTTACACTTGGCAATGCTAAATTAAGTGATGTATTGTCAGCCATAACCTGTGAACAAGATAATACTATAAACAAAAATGCTACTTGAATTTTGAACATATTCTCGTAGCTAACAATGGTTTATTATCATCATTACTCCTTAACTTAGATAAAGAGCAGATGTATACAGCTTTTTTTATGCTCTCCTCATTAATGTAAACATCGAATTGTACATGACTCAAATACTCCACCTTCAATATCGAATACAATGTTACAAAGGGGATAGGTTTAAAATCCTTATCAAATACCCCTACCTCATAATATCCTACGTCCTGCCTTGAGTTCCACAAGTTCATAGTGGTTTTCTGTATTCCATCCATCGCAGTTCTTTTCCACGTTGGATACGTTGGTGTCATCTCATGGCTAAATACTGTGTAATTAAACAGTAATAAACATAACGCTACTGAGCCACGCATTCTACTAAAACTATAGCTCTGTAAGAACCACTTGGGAAGGCTTTATTCTGTCCACCACCATAAGTTGCAACTGAAGTTATCTCAAACCAAGTAGTTCCTGCAACTGTCAAAGCATACTGTCGCAATGGTGCAACGAAGGTTGAGGCTGCTTGATAGCCACTCATGCTAGAAGATGATGTTTGCTCTACTGTAACAGCACCTGTCCACGCTACAGTATCACTTAAACTAGGACTTGAGCTAAAAGACGTTGGATAACTTATTTGTGCAAAGTAAGCGTTAGCTAACGATACATCAATACGCACATTAGGTTTTTGTCCACCATCAGCAGCAGTTGTATTCAAAGTATACGCATTTGGGTTGCCATATCTACCCGGTGTATCTGTATTGATTATACATCGAGATTGAACTTCGCCTGTAATATCGATATTGTCTGCTAATATTGGAGTTGCACCAAATATTAGACTAATTACTATTGGGATTATTTTTTTCATTTGTATTGCTCCTCTATCATTTCATTCATTTTCGCATCTTGTGATAAGCTCCTTAATGCTCTTCTATTATCCACGATTGTTCCACCTTTCAATGATACAGATTCAGGGTAATAGCTATCAGGTATTATAGCCACATAATAACTTGTTACGTTTGTAGCTAGGTTTATGGTTGCCATAAGAGCTGATTGGGATATGCCATCTGCAATAGCTAAAGCGTTTTCAGTAGTTGCCATAAGCAATTCCATTTCCTCCTCTTCATCCTCTTCCTCTTCCTCTTCTTTCGCCTCCTCCTCTTCAAGTAATTCTCTGTCTGTTTCTTTTTGTGCTAATTTAACTGACTCGTCTTGCAAGGCATCATAATCAGGGAGGTCAGGTAATTTAGGTGGTGGAGGTTTTTTATAACCCGGACAGTTGGGGTCGCTCTGTGGGTCAAAACATGCGTCAAACCTGTAAATGTACACAACTGAAGCATCTTCAAGAGTGCCTGTACCTGTCGTTCTTATTCTACCATCACCAAATACAGCTATTGGAGTGTACGCAAGAGGAATAACTTTTTTGATTCTTATAGGATACTTCTGTGACCAATCTTCTGTGTCCTGAAAGACAAAGCCACCACCAACCTTGTCATTTTCTACAGTCACAACAAAGTCATCTTCAAGCAATTTTATAGGGTTATAGGTGTATATAACCCCTGATATATCCATACCTCCTATACCATGTGAGCCTAAATACAGAGGAGTCATGCTCCACTCTAAGCCATTGATTGCCGCATTTGGTGTATATCCGAATGTGAAGTTTGCGTGTGTGCTAGAAAAGCAACAAAGCAGAAGCAACAGCACCCATGATTTTGAGGGCATCATCTCTTTTCTCCTGTGCAGATTTCTCGTGTTCTCTAGTTGGTACTGGTATATCCTCGGTGTGTGTTTCCCATGCTCT